CACCCCTCGATAAGGTGCGCCGACCTTCATGTGCATGACACGTCTCAAGGAGGGAATATGAAGCGGAGATTAAGACATGCCCTAATAAGCATGTTAATCACCATCTTCCTTGCCGTAATAGAAATGTTACGTCAAGTTTTCTTCTCCCCATGATTTGGTTCTGGGAATGTTAACCCAGCATGTACATGGTTATAGAAAGGTAGCCATATGCGGACTAGATCTAGGTACCATAGAGTTTATCCCGGTGGTGTGATTGGGTGGACGAGGGTTCGAAAGAACCCTCCGATCACCACGTCTACATCAAATATCACGTTTGGCGTGTTTAACGACAAATATGAGATTATCCAGGATCAACTTAGGCCCAAAAGATCTAAGGAAGACAGAGCACGTCATCAGCGGCGGTTAGCCGCTGCGACGCGTCTTCTGAAAGGAACTGAGCTTCGGTCGTTTAACAGCGACCTTTATACTCAGCTCCTAACAGTTAATCCTTGCTCGCACACTTGGTATCGTGCCCTTCCCCCTGGGAATACGGGCACGGTCGTGAGTGCAAGCTCCGCATCACACAACTATTTCCTCGCCTACGACGGCATGGCGGGCTTCAACTTCCATGTTTCCGGTGCCACGATTAATGCAAAGATTCAAACTCTTCGCAATCTGGCCCCGGTAAATACGGCAGAAGTCTATCATGACGCCGACTGGTTTGCTCTCCTAGACACTTGGCATGAGAAATGTAATAATCTCATGACCCCTGACACGAATATCGGTGAGTCGATCGTCGAAAATGGCGTCTTCGTTGACGCCTTCAAGACGGTTCTCAATCCGAGTCGTGCCTTGAAGTACTTAATCGAATTCGTCCGAGGTAATCTCGGGAATAAGAAGTACTCAAGTATAGGGAAAGTAGGAAAATTGTTGCGGGATACGTCCGATGCCAGCTTATCATATAAGTTTGGTATCAAGCCGGCCCTCGAAGAGGTACGTCGGATGTTGACTGCCCAAAGGACAGTCAATATTCATCTTAAGTACCTCCGCGAAAATGCCGGTGGATACATCCCAATTCGGGCTAGGCAGATAGTGCCTTCTGGAGTTACAGATCCGGGCTCAGTTCTTGACGGCGACGTCATCGTGAAAGTCATTGACAAACGCGAAGTCGTTGCCATCATCTCAGCCCTCGGCAAGGTCCGTCCGGACCTCAGTTACGCGAAAGATTGGCAGGCTTACGTGCAATACTTCGGACTTCACAAAGTCTTCGGTCTCGCATGGGAGCTTATACCATTCTCATTTGTCATAGACTGGGTCACAAATTGCCAAGAGTATGTAAATAAATACATGACTCCGCATTATGATGGCCCTTATATGAATATACGTAACATTTGCCATTCCACGCGTTACACGACGTCGTCCAAGCTCATGATGGGCAAGGACTACACGTATAGCACGTGGGCTGCCACCCGACCGGGTGGCAGCGAACCTGTCGAACTCTGCCGATTCGTTGAGTCGGCATATACCAGGACTCCAGGCCTTCCTTCGTCCTCAGGCGGAATTGATATCACACGCTTGGGCCTTTTCCACGGAGTAACCTCAGGCAGTCTGTTAATTCAGAAAGCCGGAGCGTTATTCTGATATCGTGAAACCGACACAAATCGGCGAATCGCCTCCCACCGGAGGCATTACATGGAGCTAGTCATGAGTATCACTGTCAACAAATCGGGTTCTACCACTGACGTGGTTTACGACCTTGCTTCCCAGAACGGTCCGAAGAAGGAGTTCATCGTCGCCGGTTCCGGCCTCAACGAGGCGGAGCGGCTCACGGTTGAACACACCCTGAAACCGAATGGGAGCAAAGGCACCGACGTTCATCGATTCGTCTTCTCCAAAGGAGACATCGATGACACGACGGGTGCTTTCACGCTGGGAAGCGTTGAAGTCACCCTTCGGGTACCCCGAGCTACTGCCTTCGATGACACGGTCGTCAAAGACCTTGCCAAACAAGCGCAGTGCCTTCTGGCCAACACGTTCGTTGTCGGACTGAAGAATGGAATCACCATTGAAGGTGATTATTCCCAGTCTGGCGCGTTTGTGCCGAACTAGAAGGGCTCAAGATTTGTTGCTCATGACTTGACTGGAGGGACACCCTTCATGGGATCTCTGAAAAGCCAGTTTCGTCACCTCGAGCTCCACCTCGCCATATTGGCCGATGGTATTGCTCGAGGACTACCTTTCACTTCGAAAGACATTCAGTCGCTGACCTCACGGTCAGCATCTGAAGGATCGAGCTTCTTCAACGTAACCTTACCCCTTCTGGGTAGGGCCGTTGATCATGGTCTCGTCTGCGGGAATTTCACAAGTCCTGTTGCATTTCGGTGTGTTAAAGGTAGCAAGCTACCCCAGTTATTTCATTCGGTCTTTGCGACCGTCTTTGATAACTCTGGAGCCCTCCTCGACAAACCTAATGTCACAGCTATATTCATGCTACGCCAGATTTGCCTGCTTCAGAGTAGGTTCGTAACTGAACCTACAACAGAGCAAAGTAAACTGACTGTCGAATCATTCCGTAGAGGACAGGCGACCCTTCGGGGCGTCCGTCTCAATACCGATGATCCGACACTTCGGATAGCGCAAGCTATCCTCGGGTACGCTCTTCGTAACCTTAATCTTAGTCGTATTACACCAGGTCATGGACCCGGAGTAGTGCACGAGAGAAGAGATCATGAAGAGAGATGGAGATTCACCTACTGGTCCGCGAGGGCCAATAAAGTGTATCCCTATCACGAATATGGCGTTCAATCCCTGCAGCACTTACGGGAAACAAGCAATTCTGTCGTCTTCCTTGACCGGATGACGACCAAGATTGCTTTAGTACCAAAAGACTTCAGGGGCCCTCGTCTGATTTCTGTGGAGATGTCTGCGTTGCAGTATCTCCAACAGGGTCAGATGAACAAGATGATGGATTACATAGATTCTCATCCCTTACTTCGCCAGTCGATTCGGATGCGCGATCAAACGCGCAACCAGTCGGCGGCTAGTAAGGCTTATGAGAACGACCACGCTACGTTGGACTTGTCCAACGCCAGCGATACAGTGTCGTTGCCTCTCGTATGGTTCCTTCTTGCGAAGGTTCCTAAACTACGCAGGCTTCTATGCCGTACGCGTGCCGATTTCGCCACTTATGAAGGCGAGTTGATACGCATATGTGCCATGTCACCAATGGGATCAGCTGTTTGCTTTCCCATCGAGACGCTGGTATTCTGGTCGCTATCACTAGCTACCATGTACCGGCTTTCTGGACACGATCGAGTTGTTCTCAATCGTGGGGCCTTGTTTGAACTCTCCAGTAGTCTACGCGTCTTCGGGGATGATATAATCCTTCCTCGAATCTATCTCGATTCACTCATGTACACATTAACTTCCGTAGGATGTCAACCCAACATGTCAAAAACGTGCTGGATGACACCCTTTAGGGAATCATGCGGTACTGAGTGGTTCGGGAACATTCCTGTCTCTATAACAAGAAACAAGAAAGTGAGACTACATGAAGACGACAAAATCGACCAATACCCCTATTATGTTGACCTCCAACGCCGACTTTGGCTCGGAGGACTCTATAATAGCGCTAAACTGCTTGCCCATTGGACAAGCTGCATTGCTCCTGTCTCTTACCAATTTCGTGAAAGAGAGACTTCCGGATTGCAAACTAACAGTTGGCAAGCCATGGTCTTCTCCCAGCAAAAAGGGCAAGACGATCATTGGTCTGACTCTCATAGGTCAGACGAGCAACGACATCATTTGGTCAACTTCGTACCTAGTGTTTTCTCGGACGTCGGTCAGTTTGATCGACGTCTCCGAATTCGCTGGAACGATAAGTTGCACCGAATGGAGTTTAGGGTCCCGTGCTTCTGTCAAAAAGCACGTGACTGGAGGCATGGAGGATATTCACGCCTCTTGGCGCGATGCCTTCATCCGTCTTTTGATCGGATAGCAATCCGTGATCTCACCGTTCGTCTACGTTGGCGAGCCTTTCCGCCGGGTTCCTGGTCCTTTATGACCAGGAGCATAGCAAAAGACCAACCAAAACAAACAAACGAAGATCAAAACTGCTTGGGAGCTTACGGGAAACCGGTTCAAGAACCGGGTATCCCGTAAGACGAGGGGGC